GTTAAACGCTCAATGTCTTGCATCGCCATCCTCTGGTCCATCTAACAAGGACTTGAGGTAAGCGATCTCGCTCTCAGCTTGCATTAACAACTCTGATGACTTGGCATGAACTCGCATTAGCTCATGAAAAATTTGATCCTTTTCCATAGCCCAAATCCGTTGCATATACATCTTCTTGGCTTGGTCATCGGCTTTCTCAATGTACTGAGCTACCGACATTACATTATTGCCATTCATTCCGTTCTCCATACTCGTACCCCTTCCCCGTCTTTTCTAGCGATAAATTTACGACCTAATTGTTTGCCTGTTCTGTAGTTTGCGTTACAGACAATTTGTAGCTTCCCCGTTGGCACAAAGAATGATTCTCCGACTTCCATGACCTTATATGGGTACACATTGCGCTTTTTCTCAGGGGGTATCGGAATATTTTTATCAATTTCAATACTCATGCTATTCTCCTTATATCTTCCATCATCATACACTATCATGATACACACATACAACGAATATCATCTAGGCGATAACCTTATTCATCTCAATTACTTGCGTAAGGTCTGTGAACAAGAACCCCACCTAGACTTCACCCACCACTGTCACCCCCAGTATCACAGCCAACTACAACCCCTGTGTGAAGATGTTTCTATAGGGCTTGCAGATCTGTCGATCCCACCCGATAGTGTTAACGCTTGGATAGGGGGGGAAAACTATTTTTATAACCATCCTGACCGTGATGATTGGGTGAAATTTCACCTATCCTGGTTTGATAAGCTATCAGACCTGTTAGAGCTTTCCTCGCCTATAGCTTGTAGGGAAGATTTACTCTTTGAGTACCCCGCCTTAAAAGCAAGGGAGTATCCTAGATTTGACTGGCTGATAGTAAACAGCCCTCCCCAATCTGGGCAGCTTTCATCCTATAACCAGGCGTGGTTTATAGACAAGGCTAAAGAACTTGCAAATGAGGGCTTAAAAGTCATTACAACCTACCCTACAGGGGTGTGTGAGAGTACTTTAGAGCGCAAAATGACGGTCACTGACATCGGAAATCTGTCACTTTATGTGGACAACATCCTTGGTGTGGATACTGGTCCAATGTGGACTACGCACAACATTTATAACCAAGACAGCGTTTTAACACGCTGTATCTACACCACCGCAGCTAAACCTTACCTATCGAAGAACACGACAGTCCTAGAAAAACTGTAATTTTTTTTGGGGGAAGATGCGAATGGGGTACGCACCCAACCGAACCCAAACCCATTCACTTGGTCTGTTCTTGCATATCTTAGATTGAATCTTGCATGGTGCGCCAATTCCATTCCAAACTATGCAATCATGACTGATCAAATAAGCAAGTCATCACAGGGCGACCAAATTAAAAACGAAAGAGGGCGGTGAGTAGCTAGTCTATGAAACATTCTCTCGCCCTACCTGACTATCTATAAGTCTATCTACTACACACCTATATAAACTAACTTATACGATAGATGATAGCTATATAGAAATGATATCTATATAGAAATTATAGACTATATAGACAATAGAAGATAGCTATGCAACTCGCTGCGGTAGTTGCTCCAGGTAAGCAAGCTCTAGGCACTTGAGCATAAAAACAACACCGATAAAAATATATTTTAAAAAGATGTAAACATTATTGACATTAGTTCCGTTAGATGTGTTAGCATCATAGCTATGCAGTAAGCAGTAAACCTTAACCTAACTAAAAAGGAATTAAATTATGGAAATCAAATCAAACTTATGCAGTAATGCAACTCGCAAGATTGGGTTGCTTATCACTCAAGCATCTGTTCTAGGTATGGATTTGTCAGGCTTTGGCGTAGCTGATGAAAACACTACTAGCGGTAATGTTTACTTATGGCTAGAGGACTATCCTTTTACGCTTTACATTGGTTTGGGATCAGACAGAATTTATGCTTCTTGGTCAAATCCTGACAATGGTGATGAGGAAGAAATCGAAGTTACTGAAGGCATGGGCTTGGATTACTTGATCCAATGGTGTGATGAACTCGATTATGACTATATCAATCAAGAGGAAGCCTAATTATGAAATTCAAACTAGTAATTGACATCCCAGAAGATGCCTTGCAATCTCACCTTGAATTTACAAAGGGATATCCTACCGATCCTCAGACAATGGAGGATCTTGTAGGCGAAATCAACAACCTTTGTTATATGGGCTTAGATTGTGTCAACGCCATGATTTTTAGGAGATTGGCGGGTTTAGAAACCAATGATTCTTATGTAGAGAAAAAGGAAGATCCACAATGAGCTTAGACACAAAATACAGGGCTTATGCCTATTGGTGTGCTAAACAGGGTGTCGCAGCTCTGTCGTTTAATGCTTGGAAATCAACCGTAAAAAAGGGGAGTTTGTATGTCTAGAGATTACCAATTAGAAGATCTTTTCCAGTCAATCAATGACATATTTGAACAATACGACATGGGAAAAATTCAGCTTTTTAAAGCTGAGATTTTAGCTAAGCAGTGTTGTGAACACTTTGTGAAGGAGCTAGAAGCTAATAAAACGGCTGTTTAAGACTATTTTGCATAAAGGTTGAAGGGTTACATCAACTTTCTTTCTTTATTGCTTTAAATCGCTTTTTAATCGTTTTAACTAATTTGAAAGAATATTATGAGAAATAAAGATATTTTTACCATTCAACGCCATCTATTCATTAAGAAAACACCCCTACGCATGAGCGCATGGGCGTACCTACGCACGCATATACGCATGGATCAGGTGCTAGATACTCTCTCAGTTTTTGGGTTGGTTTTGTTGGTTGGTTTGCTCTTAGTATTGTGAGAACCCCATGAGAACCCCATCGAGTTTTCGAATTGCTAAGCACCAAACCCGCTTTAGGCGGATAACTCAAAAAAGAGGTAGCTATCGTTTATCGCTTGATTGCTTAACTAAAGAGGTGCTTTCCAGTGACGGTCCTCCAGATACTAGCCAATCTCGTTTATCCCCTTTGGCGCTACACCATGCGGGGGGAGTGGGTAATGCTCCCGTTCAATTTGCTTTAGAGGTGATTTTGGTAGCGAGGACAATATGTTGTGGATACCCATTCTCACAACTGACCACAAAACCACCACTAAAACAAACTTAATCGGATTAAACCACAATTTAAAAATGAGTGCAATAAATTATCTTAGCGTGTGTAGCGGTATCGAAGCAGCTACAGTTGCTTGGCATCACATGGGTTGGAAACCCCTTGGTTTTTCAGAAATTGAGAAGTTTCCATCACAGGTGCTTAAACATCATTATCCAAACACCCCAAATTTTGGGGATATGACTAAATATAAAGAATGGAGTATCCATGAACCAGTTAACCTTTTGGTCGGAGGAACACCTTGCCAAGCCTTCTCAGTCGCAGGACTTAGGCAAGGAATTGCCGATCCTAGAGGAAACCTCGCTCTCACCTATGTTGGACTTCTTGACCACTTTAAACCCAAATGGTTCGTTTGGGAAAATGTGCCAGGTGTCCTCAGTTCCAATAAAGGAGCAGACTTTTCAGCCTTCCTCTCAGCGGTGGTCCAATGCTGGTATGGGTTCGCCTACCGAGTGCTTGACGCTCAATATTTTGGAGTACCACAGCGAAGGCGGAGAGTGTATGTTGTTGGATGTTCTAGAGGTTGGGAACATTCCGCCAAGGTTCTTTTTGAGCGAGAGAGCTTGTTTAGGGATATTAAGAAGGGCAGAAAAAAGGGGGAAGTCACTCCCACACTCTCTGCAAGTGGCACTGGAACAAGTCGTGTCGGGTTCAACTGCGAAGATGAATGGTTTATCCCAACCTTTTGGAATGGATCACAAGTAGCAGACACGCTGACTTGCACATCAAATGAGCAAAGGATGCCTGATAAAAACAAGTTACAAGCGGTCATTAGCTTGCAAGACACTTCTGGCAGAGATAAAGCCCAAAATGGCAAGGGTTGGTCAGAAGGTGCAAGCTACACGCTTGATGCCACAGGGCTACAAGGGGTTGTTGCTCCTACTTTAACTACAAATAATTCAAGTAGAAGTCCTCAATCTAGTGAGGTTACTCAGCAAATCAATGCGGTTTACCAATCAAGCATGGCGGTCAGACGGCTTACCCCTACGGAATGTGAGCGTTTACAAGGTTTTCCTGATGGTTATACCGACATCATGCCTAACGGAAAACAAACCCCAGATGGTCCAAGATACAAGGCTTTAGGTAATTCAATGGCTGTTCCTGTAATGAAGTGGATTGGAGAAAGGATAAATAACTATGAGTAAAGCAGATGATGATGCAGCAAAGTGGATGGAAGCCAATTCCAAGTGGCAACAACGCAATTTAATCAAAGCAAAGGAGCAAGGGGATGCGTATTACATCAACGCCAATGGTGATGTTGTTATCACCCAAGAATCAAAACCAGCAGTCATTGTTACAAGGGATGAGTTTTGCGGAAATACTACAGATCCAAAAAATTAAGTTTGCACATAATGCAAATAATGTAGTAAAGTCATAATTGTAGTAAACACCTAACTATTTATTAAAGGATCTAATCATGAAGTATTGCAAGGATTGCAAGCACTTATCAGGCATGGATTGCCATGCTCCTGAAGTTCCCCGCCATATGGTTACAGGGGAAAAACAAAACTGGACAGCCCTACACTCACGCAACTTACCTATTTCAGGTTGTGGCGAGGTGGCTAATTGGTTTGAACCGATCACCGAGGATGCCGATCTCGATGATTTAAGCACTATCCCATTCGGCAAATAACCTAACTATAGGAGTTAATCATGGCAAGACCTAAAGGCAGTAAAAACAAACCTAAAGCAACTTTCCCAGTGAAAGTATCTGAAATTGATCGTCTTAAGAACCTGATTGGTAAGCAAGATGACATGATCCAGCAGCTCACAGATGAGATCAAGCGATTGGAGAAAGTATGCCAAGAGTTTGAAAACGAGGTGGATAACCTAGAGGGTGATTTGGATTCATTTAGAACCATTCTCATCACTGTTTTGGAGATGAGTAAATGAACGATCAAGCTGATTTTGCACCAGAGGTAAGGCGCTCAGCTATTTGGTCAGGTGACAGCCGTAAGGTTGCTAATGGCAAGATGGTTGATGTCATTCTCGAAAAGCAAGGCAAAAAAGAGATCCCAGACTTATCAGGGGTTGAATCAGTGCAATTTGGTCACATCATGCAGCCAGTGATCGGCAGACTTGCACAAGATAAATTAAAGATGGAATTGAAGGATGCAGACTATGCAATCACCCACCCCAAGCATGATTGGTTTCGTAGCCATTTTGATTTTATTAGTGCTGATGGTAGCACTCTTGTAGAAGCGAAAAACTACAATGCAATCCATCGAAATAAGTTTGATCTCGATAGTAATCGTATTCCTGATGCGGACTACGCACAGCTCATTCATGAAGCTGCTTGTCATGGCGTACAGAAAATATATCTTGCCGTCTTATTTGGCGGTCAAGAGTTCTGTATGTTTGGATTTGATATTACTGAGGGTGAAAAGGAAGATCTTATTAAAAAGATGGCAGAGGTTTGGGGTTATTGCCAAGCTGACACTTTGCCACCAGCTCAGACTATTGAGCAAACTAAGATTATGTTCCCTAGTTCAAATGATGGCGTTATTACAGCAACGCAGCAGATTGAGATGGCGATCACCCAACTTAAGGACATCAAGAACCAGATCAAGAACCTTGAAGTAGGTGAAGAAGCCCTTGAAGTGATGATTAGGAATGTTTTAGGGGAAAGCTCAGAGATCAGGTCATACGATGGTAGCACCCTAGTGACTTGGAAGGCTGCAAAGTCCTCTAAGCG